AACTGTAAGGAGGTAATCAAATTGGAATTGACAGAAAATGAAAAGAAGAAGGAGTTCCTGATGTCCTATCAGAAGGAGAAGCGGCGGGTCCGGCGCCTGGAAGAGCAGTTGGAAGAACTGAGGCGGAATAAAATGTCTCCTTCTGTTACCAATGACGGAATGCCGCATGGGACGGATAAGAAGGACCTGTCTGATTATGCAGTGAAGGTGGACGAGATAGAGCAGGAACTGGTTGCAGCCCGGTACTGCCGGATATGTGCATTTCAGGAGGTACAGAAGCGGATTGAGGCTATGGAGGATGAGAGAGAAAAGGATTTGCTTACATACCGGTATCTTAAGGGGCTTAAATGGGAAGAGGTTGCTGTGAGGATGGATTACAAATGGAGGCAGGTTCATAGAATTCATGCGATGGCTATTAAAAATTTAAAGATGGCATAGAATGGCACACATGGTCTGTGTTATAATGTATGAAACGAATTGGGACTACCGGAAACGAGGAGGGATTGTCAATGGACAATATAGAATGCAACAAATGCCAGTGCAAGTTTACGGTTTCTGAGTTAAGCGTGCAGGAGCTATCAGGAGAATTACAAGCACAAGAATTTTCTTGCCCAGAATGTGGAGCAAAATATCTTGTACTGTTGACAGATGCTAATTTACGCCAGTTAATTGATAAACGGATTAGGCTTGCAAATCGGCAACACTTGGCAATGCAGAAAAGGCTCAAAGAAGCTACCCTGAGGAAGTATATAAATGAGATTGATGGGCTGGATAAAAAAATAGAACAGGAGCAAAAAGCACTGAGAGAAACCCATAAAGCCCTTCTTTGTGGATACGAAAATATTTGATAGTAAAAAGCACTTGCAGAAGCAGGTGCTTTTTATGTGTGAAAGGAAAGCGTGGTCATATAAATGCTTAAGTCATGTAAATACTGTGGCCGTATTCATGATAGCCAATACGACTGCGGCAGGAAGCCAGCACATCAAAAGAAGATAACCTACATAGACCGGTTCCGTAGCTCCAGAAAGTGGAGAGAGAAGCGGGAGCAGATACGCCGGCGTGACAAGAACCTCTGCCAGGTGTGTATTCGCAAGTTGTATGGAACTGACCGGCAGTATAACTATGAGAACCTGTCCGTCCATCACGCCATACCCATAGAAGCAGATTATGACCGGCGCCTGGATGATGACAACCTGCTGACGGTGTGCGGGATACATCATGAGATGTGTGAGAGTGGAGAGATACCATATGAAACTATAAAAGAGATTATTAATGAACAGGAGGAAAGTCAGTGAGATTATGGGTTGAAGATGACAACGGAAATCGGGTTGAATGCGAAGAGATTAAGACGGTAAATGTTCCGGATAGTATTCTGGTCTTCGAGACAGACAGGAAGCTGATGAAGTCATACATGGATGACTTTCGTAAATGTATCAAAGAGCAGACCGGTCATGAGTGTGTTCTGGTGGATGTAGGGATTCGTCTGGTGGCGGAGGTATCCCCCGGGGAGTTGTGCAAAAAATAGACACACTTCCGGACACCGACGCCCCACCTCCAAACACACAAAATCTTAGAAATGAGAATTTTGGTTCAAGAGGAAGGAAGTGACGTTATGCTGATTCATGAGGCGGTAAAAAAATCATTGGAAACAGGGGGCAATATCTACCGGGAAGCATGGGGAGATTCTTTCCGGGGACTTGTTATTTTGCCAACAGATGGCATGGACTGCTGCATCCCGAGATTGATTGTGGATGGAAGTGAGGTCTCCAGGGGGAGATGCTGGAATCCCCAGGCAGGAGACCTTATGGCAAATGATTGGGTGTTAGAAGGGGAGTAATTGACGGATTTCTTTAATACACTGATATCCCTTTTTTATCCAAGTATTTTCCTCATGTGCTCGAATACCGGAAGGGATGAGTGCAATCAGATACGGAATATCATCCGCAAAAAAGAGTTTGATAAGTCCGTCATCTTTTAATATTTGTAAAGCGTTATTAATGTGTTTAGGGTGTTCATTTGGAAAAAGTTCAACAAAATAATCATTTCCGAAAGTCTCTCTCCCTGATTGATGGTAGTCATTTACCATTGATTTAAGTGACTGGTCAGCAATTTTTTGTAAATTCATAGCAAGCTTCCCTTTCGTGTGTATTCCGGATGGCAGTCCGTTGATACAATTATACAGCCAATGGAGGGGGAGGGCAACAATCATTATATCGGCCCAGAAAGAAGGTGATAAGATGGCAAGGCCGGCAAAATCAGCCAGGGTAAAGACTGGCACAATTACAAAAGAAGAAGAGGCGCAGCGCCTTGAGCTGGAGGATAAGCTCCGCGGGAAGAATGACAAACTGGTGCCGCCGCTGTACCTGACGGAATCCCAGATGGAGATATTTAATTACATCATGGCCGAACTGCAGGAGGCCGACATCCTGGGTAACCTGGACCTGTTCATCCTGGCTCAAACCGCCATTGCTGTGGACCGCATCCAGGAGCTGGACCGGAAGGCCAACGATAAGAAGGAACTGCTCTTTGAGAATTCCTTCCGGATGGCCAGGGCCGAGGCATCAAAGGAATACTTCCGGTGCTGCAATGAGCTGTGCCTATCCCCTCAGAGCCGGGCGAAGCTGTCTATTGCGAAAGTGAGGCCTGGAGAGAAGAAAAAGACCATCATGGATTTAATCAATGAAGACGACGAGGACGAAGGTTAAGCACCCGGCGGTCGCATATGCTGAGGGGGTATGCCGGGGAAAGATTAAGGCGCCGAGGTACGTTATCCTCCAGTGTGCAGACTTTTTGCAGACGTACAAAGGGAAGAACAAGAAATATATCATCAATGAGAGTCTGCTGGATAAGATATATAAGATTCTTAAGGTGCTCAAGATGGCCAAGGGACCCAAGGCTGGGAGGTCCATCTATTCGGCGCTGGCCGGGTATCAGTGGCTGCTCATAACGGCGGTCCTCTGTACGGTCCATCGGAATGACAAACGGATGCGCCGGTACCAGACGGCGGTCCTGGAGATTTGCAGGAAGAATGGCAAAACATTTGTTGTTGCTGTTCTTTTTATTTTGCTCTTTTACCTGGAGCCGGCCTATTCCCGGTTCTTTTCCGTGGCGCCGGATGGGGCGCTGGCCCGTGAGATTAAGGAGGCTCTGGAGCCGTTGCTGGCAACCAACGTGGAGGTCTTTGAGGAAAATGAGTTTAAGGTGCTGCGGGACTACATCCTGCATAACCCCACAAAGACGAAGTACACGCCACTCAATTATTCCACCAGCAGGATGGACGGTAAGGAACCCAGCGTGTTCATTGCTGACGAGGTGGGGGCGCTGCCCACATCCTATCCAGTGGAGGCCATGCGTTCCGGCCAGCTGCTCATCCGGAATAAGCTGGGGTTTATCATCTCAACCAAATACCCAACAGCGGACAACCCTCTGGAGGATGAGGTGGACAACGCCAAGAAAATCCTGGACGGCCTGATTGATGATGAGACGGTGTTCGCCCTACTCTATGAGCCGGACAATACAAAAGATTGGGCTACGGACGACACCATCCTGGCACATGGGAATCCTCTGGCATTGGAAATTGAGATGGTATGGGATGAACTGCTAAAGAAGCGCCGGAATGCTATCAACCGTGAGAAGCTGCGGGAAAACTTCCTGACCAAGCACTGTAACATCATCTATCAGGGTGCCGGGACAGAGACATACATCCCGATTGACCAGGTGAAGGCCTGCAAGGTACCGCGGATAGACTGGGCAGGCAGGGAGGTTTATGTGGGTGTTGACCTTGCAATGACAAACGATAACTGTTCCGTGACCATGTCGGCGGAGGAGGATGGAGCGATATTAAGCCATACTATGACATTCATACCGGAGGGAAGGATTGATGAGAAGAGTGAGTTTGAAAAGTTTGACTACAGGGCTGCCATTGCCGCGGGAACCTGCATTGCCTGCGGCGATATGACAGTGGATTACGGCGTGATTGAGGACTACGTGGCAGGCCTGGAAGAATCCAGGGGTGTGGTTATTAAGTCAATCGGATATGACCGGTATAACGCCCTGTCAAGCGCCCAGAAATGGGATAAGGATTACACAACAGTAGAAATACGGCAGCATTCGGATACCCTGCATCCTCCCACCAAGTTATTGGCGGAGATGGTGGCAAACCAGAAATGGCATTACGAGGAGAACCGGCTGCTGGAGACCAATTTTGAGAACGCGAAGTGTACCTATGACACCAACATGAACCGGTATGTCAACAAGAAGAAATCCAAGGGGAAGGTGGACGGAGTGGTGAGCATTATCAACTCAGTGTACCTGCTCCAACAGGATATCCTCTTTGACGACAGTGGTTTTACAGTGCAGGTGTGTTAGTTGCGATATCGCAACAGAGAGAGGAGTGATTGCATATGTGGTCCTTTCGGTTGAGGGCAGACCCGGAACCAGAGAAAAAAGAAACAGAATCCAATGAGGATGCATTACTGAGGGCCAGTCTGTCGGATGACTACATGACCAGGGACCAGGCCATGAACGTGCCGGCCTTTGCGGCCTGTGTGAATAAGATAGCGGAAACCGTTTCAACCATCCCTATCCGGCTTTATAGGCTGGTGGATGGGAAGCTGGAAGCAGTTGAGGATGATGCCAGGGTCCGGCTGCTAAATGATGATACCGGGGACACCCTGGATGGGGTGCAGTTCAAGCGGGCGCTGGTCAGGGACTATCTGACCGGGAAAGGCGGTTATGCTTTCATCAACCGGACCGGGAACCAGATAAGGTCCCTGCATTACGTCAGGGAATCTGAGGTATCCTTCCTGTTCACATCAGACCCGATTTTTAAGGACTATGACATCATGATTCAAGGGACGAAATATAAGCCCTTTGAATTTCTGAAAGTGCTCAGGAATACGGAGGATGGACGTTCCGGCAGGAGTGTGGTGGATGAGAACAGTGAAGTCCTGAGCGTAGCCTACCATTCCCTGGAGTACGAAAAGAACCTGGTCAAGACCGGCGGAAATAAGAAAGGGTTTGTCAAGTCGGCTAAAAAGCTGGCAGAACCGGCCATTAAGGCATTAAAGGCGGCATGGCACAGACTTTACCAGAACAATACGGAAAATGTCGTCATATTGAACGATGGGTTAGAGTTCCAGGAAGCCAGTAACACGTCTGTGGAGATGCAGCTGAATGAGAACAAGAAAACCAACAGTGATGAAATCTGCAAGCTGTTCAACATGCCGCCGGCCATGATAAACGGCGGCGCCACGGAGCAGGATAAAACAAACTTCGTCCAGTACTGCCTGAACCCAATCTTAAAAGAAATTGAGTGTGCCCTGAACCGGGACCTGCTTCTTGAATCAGAGAAGGGGTCCTTTTATTTTGCAGCGGATACGTCGGAGCTGACGAAAGGGGACATTGAAAAACGTTTCCGGGCCTATGAAACGGCCTGTAAGAACGGATTCATGCAGATTGATGAAATACGGCGGTGGGAGAACATGCCGCCATTGGGATTGGATTTTGTCCGCCTGGGTCTGCAGGATGTGCTGTATGACCCGGTGACAAAACAGTTTTATATGCCAAACATGAACCAAACCGGAGGACTCGGACAGAAAGAGTCAGAGCCGGAGCAGAAAGAAGGTGAAAAGAAAGATGAGGATTGAACTAAGGTCGGACAGCGTGGTGATTGAAGGCTATGTCAATGCCGTGGCCAGAGATTCGCGGCCTATGAGGGACCGTAAGACCGGGAAACGGTTTGTGGAGCAGATTGTACCGGGGGTGTTTGAGCGGGCGCTCAGGCACAATGAGGTGCAGCTGCTCCTGAACCATGACAAGACCAGAAACCTGGGTTCCACAAGCACAAACCTGGAACTGTATGAGGACAGCATCGGACTCCATGCCAGGGCGGAGGTCACGGACCCGGAAGTCATTGAAAAGGCCCATAAGAAGAAACTCAGAGGCTGGTCCTTTGGGTTCCGGGAACGGGACGCCAGCACGGAGGATATCCATGACGCTCTGGAGCGCCGGTATGTGGAGGATATGGACCTGGTGGAGGTTTCCATCATTGATGAGAGGAAACAGCCTTGCTATGAGGGCACCAGTGTTGAGGTGAGGGCAGAGGGTGATATGGTCCTGACACCGGAACCACTGGAAGTCCGCGCGGATTATGTGGAGGTCAAGGAAGCAAAGGAAACGATTGATATGAGTAAGTATCACAATAGAATCAAGGAATTAGAAAAGGAGAAAGCAGAATGAGAAAGAAAGCAGTTGTAAGGCAGTACATGCAGTATCGTGCGGAGGACTTAAAATCTCTTACAGAGCAGCGGGCCGACCTGGTCCAACAGATGAAGGAGCTGACGTCCACAGCAGAGACGGAGCAGAGGGCATTCAACCCAGAAGAGGACCAGAGGTTTGATGATCTGGATAAACAGGTGAAGGCCCTGGACAGCACCATTGAGAAGCTGGAACGTGCCAGGGACCTGAAACTGAATGTCACCGGTACGGAGAAGCATGAGGAACTGAAACAGGAGGAGCTGGAAGAAAGGGCCTTTGCGAACTATATTCGCCGGGAATGCGGAGCCACGGGCCTGGAGGTCAGGGCTGGGGAACAGAACATGACCATGGGGAACAACGGAGCAGTCATCCCCACGACCATTGCGAACCGGATTATTGCAGCGGTTAAGGATATCTGTCCGATTTACAGCCGGGCAACCATTTACAACGTAAAAGGTACTTTGAAGGTGCCTGTGTGGGGAAAGGCTAATACAGACCATGACATTGCCGTTGGGTATCAGGAGGAATTCACGGATATCACAGCAGATTCCGGGAAATTCACAAGCATTGACTTGTCCGGATATCTGGCCGGTGCACTCACGCTGATTGGCAAATCCGTTGCAAACAATGCGCAGGTTGACGTTGTGAGTTTCATTATCACAGAGATGTCCAAGGCAATTGCAGAATTCCTTGAAAAGGAACTGCTAATTGGAACGTCCGGTAAGGCTCAGGGCGCCCTTTCTACGACCAACACCGTGACGGCAGCTTCTGCAACCGCCATAACTGCTGACGAACTGATTAGCACACAGGCCTCCATCAAACAGGCCTACCAGACAAATGCCTGCTGGATTATGCATCCGGATACATTCACGGCTTTCCGAAAGCTTAAGGATGGGAATAACCGTTACCTGCTGCAGGATGACTTTACCAGTGAGTTTCCATACAGACTGCTTGGGAAGCCAGTGTTTGTATCTGATAACATGCCGAAGATGGGAGCCGGAAAGAAGGCTGTGCTTTATGGAGATATGACTGGACTGTCCGTGAATATGCGGGAGAACGTGGAAATCCAGGTACTGCTGGAAAAATATGCCACACAGCATGCGGTTGGTATCGTGTCATGGTTTGAGTTTGATTCCAAGGTTACCGACAATCAGAAGCTGGTCACGGTATCCATGAAGGCCTCCGCATAAGGAGAAGGTCTATGAAGGTAAGCGAGATAACATTTAGCGATATCTGCCGGCAGATACGCGAAGAAGAGGCATATGTGACAGAGGAGAGCAGGAAACATCTTTCCATCCTCCAGAAGGCGGCCGTGGACTATGTGAAGGGATATACAGGCCTTGATGAGGCCGCGATTGATACACATGAGGATATCACAATTGCCGTCCTGGTACTTATCTCCGATATGTACGATAACCGGCAGATGACCGTGGACAAGAACAATGTCAACCGGGTGGTGAATACCATCCTGGGGATGTATTGTGTCAATCTTCTGTGAGGTGGTGATTGGATGAACGCAGGAGCGTACCGAGAGCCTGTGACGATTGAGAAGAATGGCTATACCGAGGACGATATAGGGAACCAGATAGCGGGCTGGACGGAATATTACCGTGGATATGCCTACATGAACAACCTGTCAGGCTCCGAGTATTGGGAGGCCGCGCAGACACAGTCCCAGAACACAATTATGTTCGTTTTCCGATATCATCCGCTGTTGGGCGCCATGAATACGAAGGAATACCGGTTGATGCACCGAGGCAAGGCTTATAACATCACCAGTATTGATAATGTGCAGTATAAGAATGAAACCGTGAAAATCCGTGCGACCGCAAAGGAGTGATATCATGTCAGGAATCAGGATTGACGCCCTGGGAAAAGAGATTGCCAAAATGATGGAGGAATATGCTTCCGAGGTGGCAGCCGATACAAAGGCGGAGGCCAGGGCGGTAGCAAAGGAGACGGTGAAGGAACTGAAAAAGACATCCCCAGATGGGTCTGGGAGCAGGAAGGGGCATTACAAGGATGGTTGGGCATCCAAGGTGGAAACAGAAAATGCTGTATCCATAGGAATTCGGATATATAACAAGAAAAAACCTGGCCTTACCCACCTGTTGGAAAAAGGACACGCAAAACGAGGCGGAGGCCGGGTGGAAGGCATCCCGCATATCGGCCCTGCGGAAAAGCAGGCTGTCAAGGATTATGAAAAACGGCTGAAAGGGAGGTTATCACGATGACAGAGAAGGATGTATGCCGGATGGTCAAATCATCCGGGTTCCCTGCGGCTTACCATCACTTTGAGGAGGGGCAGGAACCAGGGAAGCCTTATCTGGTGTATCTGTACCCAGAAACTAATAACTTTTCTGCTGACGGGATTGTTTACCAGGGCATCAATAAACTGGACCTGGAACTGTATACGGATATAAAAGACCTGGAAGCAGAAAAAAGCGTGGAGACCGTGCTGAAAGAGCATGGCTTTTTCTATGAGAAAACAGAGGCGTACCTTGAATCTGAAAAGATGTATGAGGTGCTGTATGAAATGGAGGTATTAATCAATGAATAAAGTCAAGTACAACCTTAAGAACGTGCATTACGCACCACATACAACCGGAGAGGACGGGGCAATTACGTTTGCCAAACCGTCACCCATCCGGGGTTCCGTCAGCATTGCCCTGGATGCGCAGGGCGACATCTCCAAGTTTTACGCGGACGGAATCACTTACTATCAGGCCGCCGCCAACAATGGCTATGAGGGAGACCTGGAGGTGGCCCTGCTGCCGGAGAGCTTCCGGACGGATGTCCTGGGAGAGACCTTGGATGGAAAGAAGGTCCTGATTGAGAAAGCGGATGCCAAGCAGGCCGCATTTGCCCTGCTTTTTGAGTTTGACGGCGACGAGAAGGCTATCCGGCACGTGTTGTATAATTGCAGCGCTACCAGGCCATCTGTGGAGTCCCAGACCAAGGAGGAATCCATTGAACCGGTAACGGAGACACTGACTATCTCTGCGACACCCCTCCCGGACGGAAGGATTAAGGCGCGGACCGGTGATACAACGGATGAGGCAACCTATACCGGTTGGTATGACAAGGTATACGAGACAGTCGCATCCAACCCAGCATAATGGAGGCAGGACATGATAAGCAAGGAAATAGAGATTGATGGGAAGCTGGTGCCGTTCAAGGCATCGGCTGCCATCCCGAGGTTGTATAGGGCGCGGTTCCGGCGGGATATTTTTCGGGATTTGATGCGTTTGGGAAAGGCCGTGGAAGGGGAGGAGGTCCCCATCAGTGACCTGGAGCTGTTTGAGAATGTGGCATACATAATGGCGCTTCATGCTGACCCGAAACAGCCTGGTACCCCGGAGGAGTGGCTGGACCAGTTCAACACGTTTTCCATCTATACAGTTTTACCCCAGTTACTTGACCTTTGGCATCTGAACATTGAAACAGACGTGGAGGCCAAAAAAAAACGAAGCCGAGCAGCCGGGAAATGACAACGCCCCTGTTTATGCTTCGGGCGGTCCAACTGGGGGTAGC